GGTGTATCGCCTGCTGAAAGATCAGATTGAATTGCTCGGCTTCACCGCCTATTTTAAGCTGACTGAAACCAGTATTAAAAGCGTTTGCGGTTCGGAGTTTCTGTTCAAGGGATTGCAACGCAATATCCATGAGATTAAATCGCTGGAAGGCGTGGATATTTGCTGGGTCGAAGAGGCGCAACGGGTCAGTGCCGACAACTGGGATATTTTGATCCCGACGATTCGCAAAGAAGGTTCGGAAATCTGGCTGACCTTCAACCCGAACGATGCGCATGACCCGACGTATCAGCGGTTCGTGTTGAATCCGCCGCCGGGGAGTTTAGTGCAGAAGGTCAGCTACCAAGACAATCCGTGGTTTCCCGATACCTTAGAGCAAGAGCGGTTGTATTGTCGGGCGCACGATATGGATGCGTACCGGCACGTTTGGGAAGGCGAACCGCGTAGCCACAGTGCTGCGGAAGTGTTTCAAGGCAAATGGCGGGTTGACCGGTTTGAAGCACCGCCGGATGCACGGTTTTATTATGGCGCAGACTGGGGTTTTAGCGTAGACCCGACGGTTTTAGTGCGCTGCTTTATTGCGAATCAAACGCTGTTTATTGACTATGAGGCGTGGGGCGTGGGCGTAGAAATTGACGAAACACCCGCGTTGTTTCGGAGTGTGCCGGGCAGTGGGCAATGGTCGATTAAAGCGGATAGCGCCAGACCGGAAACGATTAGCGCCCTGCGCCGCGCCGGGTTCAACATCACGGCGGCGCGGAAATGGCCGGGGTGCGTAGAGGACGGCATTGCGGCGATCCGCAGCTTCAAGCAGATCGTGATTCATGAACGCTGCAAGCACACGCTGGATGAAATGAAGCTCTATCGCTACAAGACAGACCGGATCACTGGGGATGTGCTGCCGATTTTAGCTCCGGGGAATGACCACGGGATCGACGCGCTTCGTTACGCACTGGATGGGGTGATTAAGCGCGGCGGTGATGGGCCGGTCGGGATGCAGGTGGCGGCGCTATGATCTCCTACGACCGCTATCTCTCGATTCTGGCCCAGTCCGATAGCGCCGTGCAGCAAGCGGCGGGGCAAGCGTTCCGCCGGTTACTGGACTTGATCCGCCAAGGGCATGTGCCGCGCGCGGCGATTGACCAAGTGATGCGCGAGTTCAACGCCGATACCCTGAGCGGCTTCCGCGAGGCGTTCAGCGCGGTCTTGGAATCCAGTTTAGGTGTGAAGGCGTTGAAGAGCTGGCCGGTCGGCGGCGTGAAGTTGAGCCAGCGGCTGTACCAGAATGCGCAACAGGTTTCCGCAACGGCCAAGACGATCATCGAACAGCACTTGAAGGGCCTGCACAACGCCCAGGAATTGCGCAAGGCGCTGTATGATGGCTACAACTTCCAGCAAGACCCGCTGAACGTCATCAAGCCTCTGCCGAAATACCTGCAAGTCGAATTCGACCGGTTCAAGGCCGCGCAACTGAAGACCCCGGCGCTGCGGGCGGCGTACCTGGAGGCGATCCGCAAGGCGGAAGCGGGTGCGGGTATGGACGCCATTGAAAAGAAGTTGCGCATCGCCTTCTACGAACGCAACCGCTACTTTGCCAACCGGATTGCGCGAACGGAATTGCACCGGGCCTACACCGATCAGCAGGCCCGCGAACTGATGGAACAGGATCGGATTCAGTATGTGCAAATCCGCCTGAGCAGCAAACATCCGAAGACTGACATATGCAATTATCACGCCAAAGTCGATCTGTACGGACTCGGCCCCGGCGTCTACCCGAAAGCCGAGGCTCCGAAGCCCCCCTTTCACCCGCATTGCTACTGCCTGACCGCGCCCCGGATTGATTTGATTAACCCGAAACCGAAGTTCAACCCAAACGCCGAGCGGACATTTTTGCGGACATTGCCCGCGAAAGAAGCGGCGCAAGTCGCGGGCAGCTTTGAGAAAAGACGGTGCATTTTAGAGGACAAGGAATCGCTGGAAGGGATTTACAACGAGGGCAAGGATGAGTTGTACAAATGGCGAAGGATGGGGGATATTGTGGAAAAGGTGGATAACCCTGTGGATAACTCCGCTTGACCGCGCCCCATGTCGGGGCTATGCTGGAATCTCCTAACATCCAGTAGCAGTTCCCCGCCCTGTTAGGCGGTTTTTTTGTGCCTGCCTTGCCCACAATGGGGAGGCGTCGGGTATCCTTGACATCCTCCCCGCCCTGAAGGACGGGGATTCCTGGTTGTCGCCTTCCAGGTTCCTGTTTCATCGTTCGATGCTCCTTTGGGATTGGCCCATTGGAGGCTGACTCAAACTCCGCAGGCTTAAAATCCGGCGTGTCCCGCCGTACTCAATTCGTGCAACCGCAACTTGTCGGCCCCGGCGAGAATTGCCAAGCCCGCCGACAAAATGTTGGTTGCTGCGTTTATATCCCGGTCGTGGTGTGCGCCACATTCCGGGCATTGCCATTCGCGGACATCCAGACTCAGCGTATCGAGAATATGCCCACACGCCGAACAGCGTTTGCTGCTGGGATACCACTGATCGATCTGAACAAAAGTCCGTCCGTACCACTGGGATTTGTATTCCAACTGACGAACAATCTCGCCCCAGCCGACATCCGAAATGGATTTGGCTAGGCACGGATTTTTGACCATGTTCTTGATCTTGAGACTCTCCACGCTGATCACTTGGTTTTCGTGAACAATCTGCGTGGTGAGCTTGTGCTGCCAGTCCAGACGCTGATCCGCAATTTTTGCGTGAATCCGTGCGACGCGGGCTTTGGCCTTGGCGCGGTTCTTCGAGCCTTTCTTTTTGCGGGATAAACGCCGTTGAGCGCGGGTCAGCCTCGGTTCTGCATTGCGCAGAAAGGTGGGGTTGGGGATTTTCGTCCCGTCGCTCAAAATCGCGGCATCCTTCAACCCTAAGTCGATCCCCGCCATTTTGGCGTTGACCGGCAGCGGACTGATGGATTCCTCGACCAAAATCGAAATGAAATACCGGCCAGCCGTGTCTTTGCTGACCGTGACACTGGACGGAGAGCCATTGAAAGTTCGGCTCCAGCGGATATTCAGCGGCGCTTCCATTTTCGCCAACCAGATTTGGCCGCTCTTCCAGCGAAACCCGGACGTGGTGTAGCGCACCGACTGTTTGCCGTTGCGCTTCTTGAACGTCGGATAGTTGGCCCGGCCCTGAAAAAAATTCTTGAATGCCGTATCGAGGTTGCTGAGGGATTGCTGTAACACAACGTTGCTGCATTCCGACAGCCAAATTTTGTCGGGTTCTTGCTTTAGCGCCGTGAGCAGTTTGCAGGTTCCCGCGTAGCCAATACGCTGTTGATGTTCGTAGAACGCATCTGTGCGGAGCCGCAAGCCCCAGTTGTACACATATCGGGCGCAACCGAATGTGCGTGACAGGATGGTCTCCTGTTGCGCATCCGGGTAGAACCGATATTTGTAGGCGCGTTGCACCATGTTCATGCCGCATAGTATGAACCACTATTTGTAACAGTTCAAGCATAAAAGACAAGCGCCTATCCCCGGCCTGAAGGCCGAGGCTTGCGGCGCACCAAAATGGGGTCATCATGACCGGCATCATCCCTCTCAGCAGCACTCCCCCCACGATGTCCAGCCGCGAAATTGCGGAATTGACCGGGAAAGAGCATAAAAATGTTCTTGCCGATATTCGCAACATGCTGGAAAAACTCAAAATTGACTGCGCTGATTTTTCAGCCCAGTACAAAGACAGCACCGGGCGGTCGTTACCCTGCTTCAACTTGCCCAAGCGGGAAACCCTGATTCTGGTTTCCGGCTATGACATCCCCTTGCGAGCGCGCATCATCGACCGCTGGCAGGAACTTGAAGCGCAACCCGCGCAAACATTTGACCTTGCCACGATGACCGGGCAAGCATTGCGGGAACTGGCGGCGAAGATCGAAGAATGCGCAATGCTCCAAGCCGCCGTCATCACCCTGCAACCCAAGGCGGATTTCTACGATCACGTCGCGGGCAGCGAGGCGCTGTTTGACCGCGCCGACGCCGCCAAGCTGTTGCGTACCGGGCCGAAGCGGCTATGGGCCTCGTTGCGGGACTGGAAGATCGTGCAGGCCAGCGGGACGCCCTACCAGAAATACTACGATCTGGGCTACTTCCGCCTGGTGCCGGTGCTGGTCCACAAGGGCGAGTACAGCATCCCCTACCAGCAGACCATGGTGACAGGGAAGGGCTTGGCGTGGATCAAGGCGCTGATGGATTCACAAGTCATGCCCAGTCAGGCGCTGGTCAAAGGAGAAGCCGCATGACCGCCTTCGATGTCCCACACGAACTGAACGTCGATGCGCTGTTGGAGACGATCTACGCGATTCAGACCGACCTGACCGAGCGTCTGGCGATAGAAAGGAACCCGGAGCTGTCGGATTGCGCGATTCTTGATTTGGCCTATTTGCAGGCTCGTCTCCAGCAGTCTATGCCGTCCATGCGCCGGCATTAAGCGGATGCGCCACGGACGGCCCTACCCCTCGACCCGCCAGCGCATGGCGAACAGCTTGTAGTGCGGCAGGCGGTCTTCATCGGTGATCGTCTCCACATACTGGGTTTTCAGGTACTGGCCTTGATCGCGGGCGGTCTTGACCACGGTCAGGGTCAGGGCGTCCTTGATGACCTGCTCCATCTCCAGCAGCGTCCCATAGACCGCCTCCAATCCGTCGCTGGCCTCCAATAGCGGCGCGCCGAAGTAAATCAACAGCTCCATATGCCGGCGCTGCCCGACCTCTTGCGGAATCAAGCGCGTCGGCACGATACGGATGATCGGGTAATCGTCGGCGGTAATCGCCGCTTCCAGACCGATCCGGCAGGTCGTGGCTCCCGTCGCTCTCGCCAGGACGGCCTTGATCAGGATCAACTGGGCAAAGGGCGTCATGGGCTACTCCCGTTCGATAGAGATAGAGAGTGGATACGTCGGGCGCTCGGCAATCACGGTCACCGCCGCCTTGGCTTGATCCAGCGTGTCCTTCCACTCGGACTGATATTGTTTGAGCTTGAGGCTGAACACATCCTCAGCACTCGCGGCACTCTCCAAGCAGCAGAGGATGTAGGCGCGGAGAACGGTCAACTTGTCGGGCCATGGGGCGGGAAAGGTGCCCAGTTGCGCGACATCGGCGGCGGCGCGGGTTTCATAGTCCGGGGTCTTGTCGATCAGCGGGGCAAGGTAGGCATCGAAGTAGTCGATCATCACACGGCTCCTTGAACACGACGCACGATGGC